AGCTGCTTGCTGGAAGTAGCTCGAGATCTGACTCTTGCTCTTTCTACGCTTTGATGTCTTGAAGTCGATTACCGATAGCTTACCGTTCCACTCACCGATACAGTCAACTCGGCCTCCTACCTCGAGGTAGTTGGAGTATAGAGGTACCTCTTGCATCACAACGTTGTCTAGGTACTTGTCGAGTAATCCCTTGAGCGTGTTGAAGGTTTCGATGTTGGCTGGCATGTGTCCATCGAGGTAGTCTGATTTGTTATCGACATAATCCTCACACAGCTTGTGAACCGCGGTACCTCGATTGGAGGCCTTAGTAGATATTCGATTGGCTACTTCGTTGCCAACCTTAGCTCGCCACGCTGCTATACCCTCTTTAGACAGTTCGCTGAGAACAGTAGTGACAGACGGATACAATTTACCATCAGGTGTCTTGTAATACCGCTTGCCACCAACTGTCTCGGTGTCCAGTTCATTAATGTCTGGAGGTGTCACGTGTGTGAAGTTTGTCATTCAAATAACCATCTTTTGCAATTAAATAGTCACGAACTAGTCCGGAGCGGACGATGTCGTCATAACCAAATTGTACTTGTTCAAAACTGTCAATGTGTTTAGCAATGTCCATGAACTCTGATAGCCCAGACTTGTCCCAAGGCTTGTCCAGATCAGACTGAGTACAGTCACCGCAGAACACTATTTGTGTGTTAACGCCTACTCGGGTAATTATACTATCTAATTCGTGGAAAGTCAAGTTCTGAGCTTCATCTACTATAATAATGCAGTCATCTAATGTCATGCCTCTTATATGCGATGTACTGATGAACTCTACTTGTTGCTTGGTCTTTAGGATCTCGTACGCGTCTCCTCTACCAAACAAATCTATACACATAGACATATATGGAGTTTCGTACGTTTTCATCTTCTCAGCTTCACTGCCAGGGAGAAACCCCATCTCCCTGGTAGGCACTACTGATCTAACAATAACCACTTTTTGTTGCTCTCGCCTGGGCCCAAACAACTTATTTAACGCAAGATACAGAGTGACAAAGGTCTTACCTGTACCAGCCATACCGTGAAGAATCATATGACGGTTCTGGTTAAAGTGGTCGTAAACTGATTGTTGATTTGGTGTCTTTGGTTCTATCGTCCTTAAATTCATTTGAAACTTAGTAGTCGGTTTTGATTTGCGTTTTAATTTCCTTGGTTTTTCGAAAAGTTCTTCGTAAAATCCGTACTCTTGATAGGCTAAACCGATATCGGACATTGGAGCTCCTAGTTGTTATTATTCGTTACGTTGCTTCCTCCACTTCGCTACGGCATTCTCAGTCTTAACTTCGACTGCCGTCTTTCTATCATAACGATTAGCTAATTCACTAGTTGGGTGTGCCTCGCTAACTTTCTGAAGTACTTCATTCCAACCATCATCATTACGAATACCCCCAACACCCGCAACGATATTAAGGGAGTTGAGAATAGGTTTGATTGTGGGGTTATCTTCGAGGAAGTCGACTTTGTCGCTNTACGACATCATTTCGTCGAACTGCTCGCCGGTATTTGTATCTTTAAAAGTATAAGTCGGCATTACGCTACGACAGCCTCCCCAGTATCTTGTTTAAGGGACTGTTCAAATGCTTCGTAAAACACGCCAAACACATTATTCGCATTCAAGTTGTGGTACTCATCTTTATTGCCGAACCTAGGAACGACAAACTTAAACTTTACCTTCTTGTACTTGCTAGCTAGGAACTGCATGTACTTTACTCTATTTAGATTATCTACGTATCGAGAACGCGTTTCAGGGCCGTATGCGTTGGATCCTTCAAAAATATTTCCTAGAGCCAGCTTCGGTGATCGCATCATAAAGTCGAATCCTAAGCAGTATAGAACGTTGTGTCCTGCCTTAATTGCCTCAAGCATAGCATTGACACCAGCATTGGACCTATACCGTGTATACTTGTTGTAATCGGGGTCCTCGAACTGCTCATCGTAAGGAGGAACAATAAACTTATCGGTAGGGAAGTTACTGTTCTCTATCTCTTCAATGATGGGAGCATCGATTGCTACCAAGTAGTCAGGACTAAACTCACGATACAGAGCATTGCACCCATATATCGTACCTCTTCCTCTCAACTTCTCGATATCAAACTTGCTTCTGCTAGGACCATTACCTATAATAAACGCTACTTTTTCCATTTCTCATCAATCCCAGGAAACGCTTTCTTGACAACGGCTACAGTAATTGGCTTGAGTTCNTCCGGCAACTTCTTGTTCTTAACATTAAGAAGAAGATACGCATCTTTAGGATCAACGGCTTCGAGCATTTGAATAAACATCTGCTCACGCTTGAGCGGCCGCAATTGCTCTCCATCAGGAACATTCAAGCAGTATCTAAGTCTACGTACATCAGACTTCAATACATTCTGAGCGTCGACGGCGTCGTCGACAGGAGTGAAGGGGGGATCCCCTTCGGGCAACAGAAACTTGATATTGGGATTGTATACCAAGTCCAGTATTACTTTAACGGGGAAATTGTCACGGTACTCAGCTAGTGCTTCCGATCGCGACTTGTTACCGTCTTTTTTAGCTACCTTTAGCAGGATTTCATAAACAGAATTATTCATTGGTCTCATTCACTTCTTCGTTAAAATATTGTTTGGCTTGTGTATCTACTCGTGCGGACAGTTTGTGCTCAATGCCCTTGCTACTATATAGCACAGACTTCATTACTTCAAGAGAGTACATATACCTCAGTATAAATTCCTCATCATCGACATCGTAGCCGTTGTTGAAGAACTCGGTTACCAATCCATGGCCTACACGATCAACAAAGTCTTCTATGAAAGCTTTGATTAGCTGCTCTTCATAGAAGTCGCTGATCTCTTGCTCGACCGGTTCAGTACGGCTTCCAGGGAATTTAATGATATTACTCATAAACATATTTATGACGTTGCGGCCGCTGTTATATTTTTGATTAACGATTCCCACTGAGAGATCCGCGAGTTCCACGAATAGAATCCGTCAGCATATGCTTTTTGAAAGTCTAACCGGTTATCCATCTCATCAGTGTTGATTTGCTGGATGGTTTGGTTGAGAGCCTGTATGAACATGTTTGCATGTACGTTAACGTCCTCGTGCATACTATAAGTTATTCCAAATCCAGCCAACGTCTCAGGGAGAGCTGCATAGTCGGGAGCAACAATTGCACAACGAGCCGACATGGCTTCCATCGCTGCAATACACGATGTCTCTGGCCAGATGGATGGGAATGCAAAGATATGGGCCTTCTTCAGGGCTTCTCGCACTACATCATTTGGCTGGTATCCATGATAGTTAATCTTAGGATGGTTTCGGCACTGCTCAAACAAATGCTCGTAGTCAGCATCTCGTTGCTCCCACCCATAGATGCTAAAGCTTGAGTATACGTCAAGTGTTATGTTGTCGTGGTGATTGCATAGCTCGGTGAACACTGGCACTAGTAGATCCAGTCCTCGGTGGGGGGTGGTGTGATATATGATATTGATCTCATCGGCAGCAGGGGGCTTTACATGCTCCTCGATAGGGTCGATACAGTTTTTGAGAATGACATACTCGCTTGGCTTTAGTCCAAACGCTAGCTCGTACTGCGTCTTCTGATAGTTAGACACAAACACCAGCTTATCAAACTGCTTGCGCTTTTCCTCATCAACCAAGTGCTGTGACTCTGGGTCATTGAACGTATCGTGTAGCCATAGAATGGTTGGCTTACTTTCGTCAATCTCGCGTACGCGACTACAAATGATCTGTGTTTGATCACGTAGCTCAGGATCCAGTCGTTCGTACAACCCGTACTTCATGAGCTCTGTGCCGCCCATAGCATTCTGCGATAACTCGTCTGTAGTTACACCACCAAAAGAAAACTCATCACCACCTGTAGATGTGTCTGTTGGTGTGTCGTCTATAATAGTAAGCTTTGTGCTCATGTTCTCTCCTTTAGATATTCTACTAGCTCTCGATATCCGCCAACGTAGATACCGTCATCCATAATTTGTGGTACCGACTTGGCGCCAGGTACTAACGATTTTAGCTGGTCGACTGTTATGTCGACATCGATCTTTAGCTCGTTGTATTCAACACCCTTGGACTCTAACACGAATAGCGATGCGTCACACCACTTGCAGTTTGGTCTTGAGTAGATAGTAATCATTGCTTGAACCCCACTGATTCACGGATAATATCATCCCCTATAAGCTCAGCATAGTAAAGCTCAAATGCTATGCAATCTTCCAGCACTTCGAACTGATGAAACACTCCAGGTGGAACGGTACAGTAGTCGCCTGGCCTCAATGTAGTTTCGTCGACGAGATCATATCTTGTCTGCCACTCCCTGATCAACAACACACCTGACTCCACGTAGAAGCCATTTGTCTTGCTTTGATGGGCATGCTTAGAGCACACTCCGCCCTTTTTTGCTTCGATGCGGTGATACTCTAGTACACCAGGTACTAGTGCAACCAACTCAGTTTCACCCCAAACTTTGCCTTGTTTCATCTTCGTGCCTCATAAGAAATATTGATAATTCGATCTACAACTTCCGCAAAGTTGTGTAGGTGTATCATGTTGGGCCCATCGCTCGGCGCCTCATCTGGATTTGGATGAACTTCTAGGAAAAAGTTCTCAACGCCCACTGCACTAGCGGCGGCAGCCATATAAGGGGCATAATCCCGATTGCCACCACTACAAGTACCTTTGCCACCAGGGGACTGTACCGCATGT